GTTGGTTGGGGATGGAACGCTGGCGGCTCTAACGCTACCAACACCTCTGGCACTATAACCAGCACAGTCAGGGCGAATACGACTAGCGGGTTCTCGATTGTTACTTACACCGGCACAGGCGCTAATGCTACGGTTGGGCATGGCTTGGGTGTTGCGCCGAGTATGATTATTGCAAAACGCAGAAGTGCCACACAAAACTGGGGTGTAGCACATTCATCCTTAACTGGAACCCAAACTTTATACCTTGACCTTACACAGGGTGTTGCAACAGGCGTATGGAATGGAACTCCAACATCTACTGTATTTAATATCACAACAGACGGCGTTGTAAACACCAATGGTTCAACTTATGTAGCCTACTGCTTCGCACCAGTAGCGGGGTATAGCGCCTTTGGAAGTTACACGGGCAATGGTTCGAGCGACGGAGTTTTTGTATACACAGGATTTCGTCCAAGGTTTATACTTTGGAAACGTTCAGATGGCGCAGAATCTTGGTGGATTAACGACACCAGCCGACTTGGTTACAACGGAGCCAACCAAGCATTGTTTCCAAACCTTTCAAACGCAGAAAACACAGCAAACAACATTGACATCCTGTCTAATGGTTTCAAGATTCGTGGGTCTGGTGGTGAAGTCAATGCTTCCGGTGGAACTTACATATATATGGCTCTAGCAGAGTCTCCCTTCAAATATAGTTTGGGGCGCTGATGGGGAAACTTATTGACATGGTTGGGCATAAACACGGCAGACTAACTGTCGTTGCCCGTGCGCCTAATCAGGAAACCCGCGCGGCATGGCATTGCGTCTGTGATTGTGGGAACAAGGTTGTGATTGACGGAAAGAAACTGCGGACAGGTCATACACAATCTTGCGGATGCTACCGGCGTGAAGTTACTGCGCCAAGTCAGGGCAAAGCAAATATCAAGCATGGTCAGGCTAGAACGAAAGGTTATCGCAGATTCCACTCAAGACTGCGTGAGATTGCTGAGATTCGTCAACGACCAAAATGGGCAGACATGGCAAAGATTCGTGAGATATATGTCAACCGCCCAGAGGATTGTCATGTAGACCATATTGTTCCTTTGCGAGGGAAGAATGTTTGTGGGCTTCATGTTGAATACAATTTGCAATATCTTCCAATTAAGGAAAATATGAAAAAGCACAACACTTACAAAGGAGTAGATTCATGGCATTCCTCTTAAACGGCAATCCTGTTTCCATTGACAACGAAGTCACCATCAACTCAGTCCGTTACCCACACCTGCGTGACCCTGCCCTGCGTGAGCAACTAGGCATCGTAGAGGTAGCAGACCCTGAGAATTATGACCAGAGATTCTACTGGGGCGTAGGCAATCCTAAACTTCTAAATGACCGTGAAGAAGTAGACCAAGACGGCAACCCCATGTACGTCAAAGTCTTGGGTGTGGTCAACGGCGAATCTGCGATGGTTGACTCCACAGAGCGTCTGGTGACCAAAGGTCTTAAGAGCCAATGGACTGCACAGGTCAAAACCACGGCTGGTTCTATGCTTGCCCAGACCGATTGGATGGTAGTCCGCAAGGCAGAGCGCAATGTAGACATCCCGGCAACGGTGGTCGCAAAGCGTGCGGCGATTGTGGCTGAGTGCGACAGGCTAGAGGCTGCGATTGCGGCTTGCACTACTGTCGAGGCTCTGATTGCGGTAGTTGGCAACCAAAACTGGAGTGAATAATGTCATCAGCAGATCAAGTCAAAGGACAACTTGATACTCACGAAGCTGTCTGCGCTGAACGCTATGCAGGCATTAACGCTAGGCTAAAAAGACTAGAACAGATTCTGCTAGGAACTACTGGGTTTATTGTAGTTTTACTACTCAGTTTAGTTCTTAAAGTAGGTTAAGATGAGTAGAAAAGTCTCAGCTGCTATAACTAAAACTACTACTACTAAAGAAGTACTGTATACAGTTCCCGCTAATAATACTGGTTTTTGGCAACTGTTGTATGTGATTAGTACTGCTGGTACTGAAACACCTAAAGTTTACTGGTATGATAAATCTAAGAATTTAGAATATTTAATTCTTGCTGGTAAAAACTTAGGAGCTGGTGATTATCTTTTATTTACTGAAGCAGTAGTAGTTATTCAAGGCGGTGACGAAATTAGGATTGAACAGGCTGGTACTAATTCTGTTACCTACACAGTTACTATAGAACTTATTCAAGAGCAAGCAATTCAATTTCACGCATAGGAGAATAATATGCCAATGGTAGACGGAAAGAAATATCCTTACACTAAGAAGGGCAAGCAAGCAGCTGCTTCTGCTAAAATTAAAAAACTCAAAGAGGAAGGATATCCTCAGAAACAAGCAGTAGCTATTGGTCTAGTTATGACTGGAATGCCTAAGAAAAAGAAGAAGGCTAAGAAGTAATGCCTACAAAGTCTAAGGTTAATCAAGCAGGTGTTTACACTAAACCCACAATGCGTAAACGTCTGTTTGAAAAAATCAAGGCTGGTAGTAAAGGAGGAGACCCCGGAGAGTGGTCAGCAAGAAAAGCACAGCTACTAGCTAGAGAGTATAAGAAACAAGGCGGGGGTTATAAGTCTTGAAAAAAGATCCGCAGCAGTCCTTAAAAGACTGGACAGCACAGAAGTGGAGAACTTCAGATGGTACTCTTTCTAAAGGAAAGAAACGATATCTACCTGATGCAGCATGGAAAGCGTTAAGCCCATCAGAAAAGGCAGCAACTAATAAAGCAAAGGCAAAAGGAAACAAGGCTGGTAAACAGTTTGTTAAACAACCTAAAAAAATTGCTAAGAAAACGGCAGGATACAGATGAAAGATTCAAGACTAACAAGAGCTGGCGTTGCTGGATATAATAAACCTAAACGCACTCCCAGTCACCCGACTAAGAGCCATGTAGTGGTAGCCAAGGAAGGTGATCAGGTTAAGACCATTCGATTTGGACAGCAAGGTGTCTCAGGGTCTCCCAAGAAGGCAGGAGAATCCGAAGCCTACCGAAAGCGTAGAGAGTCTTTTAAGTCTAGGCACGCCCAGAACATCCAAAAAGGTAAGATGTCTGCTGCATATTGGGCAGATAAAGTTAAATGGTAGTTGACACGTACTAACTTCTATGGTATAATATTGTTATGACCTACTTACAATTAATAAATGATGTGTTAATTAGGCTTCGTGAAAACGAGGTTAGTACTGTTAGCCAGACTACTTACGCTAAAATGATTGGTAAGTTTATCAATGACATTAAGCGTGAGGTAGAAGACTCCTATGACTGGAACTCTCTGACGGATACCCTTACTGCCACTACTTCTTCAAGCCTATTTAACTATGTCTTAACTGGCTCTGGGGTCCGCTTCAGGGTTTTAAATGTTCTAAATGATACCAGTGATTGGTTCTTAGAGAACCCTACTGGGTCTTGGATGACTGATCGTTTTCTCTTTGGAACGCCTGAGAGCGGGTCTCCAAAGTATTATAGCTTTAACGGAGTAGACGCTAACGGAGATACTCAGGTAGATTTATACCCTATTCCAAACGGCGCATACAATATTCGTTTTAATATTATTAAGCCGCAGGCTGCTTTGTCCTCAGCATCGGATGTCATTAAGGTTCCTAGTGAGCCTGTCCTCTTTGGTGCTTATGCTAAAGCATTGGCTGAGCGTGGAGAAGACATGGGGCAAAACAGTTCAGAAGCTTACGCTTTATATCGTAAGTCTCTAGCAGACCATATTGCTATTGAGGCTAGCAGGTATCCCAACGAAACTTTATGGAATTTAGTATAAGTGGCTAAACCGCTTAGTGCAGTATCAGTAGCAGCTCCCGGATTCTTTGGTCTTAATACTCAAGAGTCTGGAGTTACTCTACCGCCCAACTTTGCTTATGAAGCTACTAACTGTGTAGTGGATAAGTTTGGGCGTATTGGTGCTCGTAAAGGTTGGACTAAAGTTAATTCAGCTTTGAACACTGACTTAAGTACTAACAAGATTCAAACAATATACGAGATAGTAAAAGAAGATGGGAATGTGGTTATATCTGCTGGTAATAATTATTTATTTACTGGTAGAGGAACTCTTACAACTGCTGTAGTTCGTAACAGCACAGACAGTGCAAACTTATCATATACTATTACTGATAACCACTGGCAGATTTCTTCTATTCCTTACGACACTGGATTAAACTCATCTTCTCATGCATACTTAGTACAGGCAGGACACCCTGCTTTAATCTATCACGAGCTTGGCGCAACTGCTCATGCTCATACTGGTAGCTACGGGTTTCAAAGATTAGCAGATATTGGAACTTTACCTAGTGGTTTTAGTGCATCTACCTTTACTCCTAACTGCGCTCTTGGTGCATATGGACGGATGTGGTATGCTGATATTACTGGAGATAAACAAACTGTTTACTTCAGTGATCTACTAAATGGTGATAACTTATCTACTGGTTCTTCTGGCAGTTTAAACATTGCTTCAGTTGTGCCAAACAATGACCCTATTGTAGCACTAGCATCACATAACAATTTTTTAATTATCTTTTGTAAGCGTAACATTTTAGTTTACTCAGGTGCAGATGACCCTGCTACACTAAGCTTAGCAGATACAATTAAAGGTATCGGTTGTGTAGCTCGTGACTCAGTTCAGAATACTGGTACAGATATTGTGTTCTTGTCGGACACTGGTGTGCGTAGTTTGCTTCGTGTCATTCAGGAAAAATCTTTGCCATTTAGAGACTTGTCTAAGAATGTTCGTGATGATTTAATGTCATATGTAAACACTGAAACACCTAAGTTAATTAAAAGTGCTTACTCACCAAACGATGCATTCTATGTTCTGTCTTTACCCACTAGCGGGTTATCATATGTGTTTGATATGCGTACTGCTTTAGAGGACGGATCAGCACGAGTAACTACATGGACAAACATTAGTCCTACTGCTTTATGTGTTACTGAAGCAAGAGAACTATTAATTGGTAAAGCTGGATATATTGGTAAGTACGGTGGGTATGCTGATGATACTGCTAGCTATCGTATGATTTATCACACAAGCTTCTTTGACTTTGGTGAATCTACTGTAGTTAAAATTTTAAAGAAGATTAATGTTATTGTATTTGGTGGAGCAGCTCAGAACTTTATTGTTAAGTGGGGCTATGATTATGGTGGTTTGAATTATAATTCAACTCTATCGTTATTAAATGCTACTGTTGCTCAGTATGGTATTGCTGAGTACAACACCACTGCAGAGTATGCTGGTTCAGAAAACATTAATCAATTACATACCTCTGGTATGGGATATGGTAAAGTATTACAGGTTGGTTTTGAGGTTGAGATTTTAGACAGTGCAATGTCTATTCAAAAGTTTGATGTCTTTGTTAAAGGTGGAAGGACTATCTAATGAGTAATTACACAAAAGCTACGGACTTTGCAGCCAAGGATTCGTTGGCTTCTGGTAATCCTGCAAAGATTGTTAAGGGCACAGAGATTAACACTGAGTTTGCTAACATTGAGGTTGCTGTCAATAGCAAACTTGATGGTACTTTCTCTGCATTAAACACTTTGATGTCTGGAAATACTCTAACTAATGGGACTATCAGTGGCGGTACATATTGATCCTGATGATAAAAAGGTTCCTGTCTGTGTTAGAGATGAATATATTATTTACATAGAAAGAGTTGGACTAGCAAACTGGATGCACGCTGATGTTATAAAATGGACACCAGCAATCTTTAAAAAGTTTGATAAAGATTTAGATACTATCTTTGAAATGCATGGTGGTCCAATGTTCATTATGATTAATAAAGAAAATAAAAAGTTACAGAAGTTTGGAAAGATGTTTAGCTTCTGGCCCTATAAAGAAGTACAGTGTTATGATGGTATTACAAGACTTGCATTCAGGAGAGCATAATGGGTGATATAATTAATGCAGTATCGGACGTATTTGGATTTGGTCCATCGTCTAAAGCTGCAGAAGCGCAAACACAATCTGCAGGAATTGCAGCAGCAGGTTCTGAAGCCGCTGCTCGTATTGCTGCAGATGCTGCAAAGTTTAGACCATATAATGTTCGTACAGCATTAGGTGGTGTAACCTTTGGAGATCAAACTCTTGGGATTGATTATGACCCAGC